GCTAATGGTACTAACGCAATGGGTACACAATGGTTTAACAACGGAAGTTTAACTTTTGACGGAGTTAAAATATTTGTTGCTAACGGATTAGCTGATAACTATATGATGGCTGCTCAAAAATCTAACTTATACTTCGGTACAGGTTTATTAGCTGACCACAATGAAGTGAAAGTGATTGATATGGCTGACATTGATGGAAGTCAAAATGTAAGAATCGTTATGAGATTTACAGCAGGTGTACAATACGGAATCGGTTCTGATATCGTTCTTTACACTCCTGCATAATTCATTGAATAACAAACTATAAAGGGGTGGTGCAATAAACACCGCCCTTTTTTTTAATAACATATAAAATATAAACAAATGGCTTGTGATTTAGGATTTGGTAGAATCGAACCTTGTAAAGATTCAGTAGGTGGATTGAAAGCGGTTTATTTTGTAAACTATGGCGATATGACAGGTGTTACTTACGATGCAACAAATACAGATGTAATTGATGCAGTAGCAGGTACTCCAACAGCTTATAAATACGATTTAAAAGGTGCTTCTACATTTACACAAAATGTAAACAGTTCAAGAGAAAACGGAACGACGTTTTTTGAACAAGTTTTGGAATTAACATTTAAGAAATTAACTGTTAAAGACCACAAAGAGTTAAAATTAATGGCTTACGGAAGACCACAAGTTATCGTAGAAGATAACAACGGAAACTTCTTTTTAGCAGGATTAGACCACGGAATGGACGTTACAGGTGGTACTATCGTAACGGGCGGAGCTTTCGGCGACCTTTCAGGTTACACTTTAACTTTAACGGGTATGGAACAAGTTCCTGCTAACTTTATTGGAGATACTTTAACAGCTGCAGGATTTACAGTAGTTGTTGGTTCTTAATTAAAATTTATTTTTTTTTACTGAAATTGGGTAGCTTTTTAAGTTACCCTTTTTTTATTTATACAAAAACAAAGATTGTTTATTTTTAAATAAAAACAATGATAATTCTAAAAGAGTTAAATACTGCTCAAAACTTATATGCTACTATTGATGGTGTAGAAGCTGACGCTATTGTTTTAAGAGATGAAGAAACTAATACAGAAGAAACTATTGAGTGCGTATTTTCAATCGATAAATATTACGCAGTTACTAATTTGGTATTTCCGATAATAGAAAATAAATTCTACACTTTAACAATTTTAAACGGAACTGATGTAGTTTATAGAGATAAGATATTTTGCACAAATCAAATAATTGAAGAATTTAGTATAAACAATAATGTTTACACGCAAAGAACTTCTGATAACGAATACATAATTTATGAATAACGTACACATTTTAAGTTTAAATGCTTATAATTCACCTGTAATAACTGAATCTAAAAATAAAGATTTTGTTGAATACGGAGAAGATAACAACTATTTCCAATACTTAATAGATAGATTTTTGTATTCAAATACAAACCACGCTATTATAACAGGTGTTTCTAATATGATTTATGGTAAGGGTCTTGACGCTACCGATTCAAATAGAAAACCTAACGAGTATGCACAAATGATTTCTATTGTTAAAAAAGATTGTTTGCGTAAAGTTGCATTAGAGCGTAAACTTTTAGGAATGGCTGCAATGCAAATTATTTATTTAAACGGAAAGGTAAAATCTGTTGAACATTTTCCAATGCATACTTTAAGAGCAGAAAAATGTAATGACAAAGGCGAAATTGAAGCGTGGTTTTATCACCACGATTGGGCGAATTACAGAAAAGGAGATGTTTTAAAACGTATTCCCGCTTTTGGTTTTGGTAACGGAAGAGAAGTTGAGTTGTATATTATTAAGCCTTATATTTCAGGTTACCATTATTACACTCCAATAGATTATTCAGGTGCTTTACCTTATGCAATGCTCGAGCAAGAAATTTCTGATTACTTGATTAACGATGTAATGAATGGTTTTAGCGGAACAAAAGTAATTAACTTTAACAACAATATACCACCTGAAGAAAAAAGACAAGAAGTTGCAAACGATGTTAAACGTAAATTAACAGGTAGTAAAGGCGACAAGGTAATTGTATCTTTTAACGCAAGTGCTGAAAACAAAACAACTGTTGATGATATTCCTTTAAACGATGCTCCTGCTCATTATGAGTATTTAGCAAAAGAATGTTTTGAAAAACTAATTGTAGGACATAGAGTTACAAGTCCAATGCTTTTAGGAATTAGAGATACAGGCGGTGGATTAGGAAATAATGCTGATGAAATTGAAACTGCTACAAGATTATTTGACAATATTGTTATTAGACCATACCAATTAGAAATCATTGAAGCTATTGACGAAATACTATCTATAAACGGAATCGCTTTAAACCTATATTTTAAGACGATACAGCCACTTGATTTTATAGACGTAAATACTATGAACGCAGAAACAAACGAAGAGGAAACAGGTGTTAAAATGTCATCTGACAAGGTTTGTTGTTCTACTGAAGATTCTTTAGATGATGAAACAGCACAAAGTTTAATCGACTTGGGTGAACTTGAAAACGAAAATTGGTTATTAATTGATGAAAGCGAAGTTGACTATGATAATGATGATACTGAAAATGAATTATTAAATAAAGAACCAAAACAAAGTTTGTTGTCTAAAATTTATAATTTTGTAAGTACGGGAACAGCAAGACCAAACGCTAAATCTGAACAAGACGAAAACATTGATGGTGTTCGTTTTATAACTCGTTATGTTTATGCAGGTGAAAATTCTGATAATACTCGTTTATTTTGCAAAAGAATGACAGAAGCTGACAAGATATATCGTAAAGAAGATATTTTAAGAATGTCTGAAGCAGCAGTTAACAAAGGTTGGGGTCCACGTGGTGCTGATACCTATTCAATATGGCTTTATAAAGGCGGTGGGGCTTGTCATCATAGATGGAATAAAAGAGTTTATGCAAGTTTTGAAGGTGTTAACATTGACGTTAATTCACCAAAAGCAAGAATAATAGCAGGTCGTACTGCTGAAAAATACGGATATACAATTAAGAATCCTGAATTGGTTTCACAGCGTCCGATAGATATGCCGAACAAAGGATTTTTACCTAAAAACAATTAAGAAATGGCTTACGCATTACTAATAAGTACAGACGATGTAAAAAGATTTACAATACTAAATGGAAATTTAGATGTAGATGATTTTATCCAATATATAAAAATAGCACAAGATATAACTATCCAAAACTATTTAGGAACTGATTTATATAACAAGTTCCAAACATTGATTATAAGTGGAGATATTAACTTAATTGGGAATCTTAAATATAAGAACCTTTTAACGGAGTATATCAAGCCTATGTTGATTCATTTTGCGATGGTTCAGTATTTACCTTTTGCAGCTTATACAATAGCTAATAAAGGAGTATTTAAACATACTGCTGAAAACTCTACAAGTGTAGAAAAAAACGAAATAGATTACTTGGTTGAGAAAGAACGTGATATTGCTCAACATTACACGCAAAGATTCATTGATTTTATGTGTTTTAATAATCAAAATTTTCCTGAATATAATAGTAACTCAAATGGCGATATGTACCCTGACACAGATAACTTCTTTGGAAGTTGGGTGTTATAAGAAAACAAGAAAAAAAGTAGGCAGTTATAATAAACCAAAACAAGAAAACAAAAAGAAGTTAGAAATCTTTTTAAGTAAATATGACAAAAAATAAAGATTGGGGCAAAGCAAGTGAAAATAATATTGGTTGGGGTGCTTCTGAAATAAATAAAATATATTTTGGTTACATTTACAAAACAACAAATAGCGGTACAACCTTTTTAAGCAAAATAGCATTATTAACAATAGACAGTATAAGCAAAACAGTAGATTCAATTAAAACAACAATAGATAATTTAAACCAATGGCTCAAGAAATAATTAATGTAGGAACAAATCCTAACGATGGAACAGGAGATACTTTAAGAGGTGCGTTTGTAAAGACTGATGATAACTTTACTGATTTATATACCAATAAACAAAACACGCTTGTATCAGGTACTAATATAAAAACAATAAACGGAAATAGCGTTTTAGGAAGTGGTAATTTAACTATCGGTGGAATTACAGGTAGCGGAACAACTAATTTTGTTTCTAAATTTACAGCAGCAGGTGCAATAGGTAACAGCCAAATATTTGATGATGGAACAAACGTAGGGATTGGAAATGCTTCTCCTACAAGTAAACTTGTTGTAGACTATACAACAAACGGCGCTAATGGTATAGTTTCAAGAAATTTAAGTACAGGTTCTTCTGCTTATGGTTTTATCGGTGTTTACACTTCAACAGGCGGAATTGACTTAAGAGCTCACTCAGCAGCACACTCTTCTTCTCCTTCAACTTCTATGATAAATTCAAGTTCAGCAATGACAAATGGTTTATTGATATTACAAGCAGGTGCAAATCCAATTAGATTTAATATAGGTGGTGGCGAACAAATGCGTATTTCAGGTGCAGGAAATGTTGGAATTGGAACTTCAACTCCTTTAGCAAAACTTCACGTAGTTGGTACGTCATCTTTTCAATCAGATTTTGCATATATTGATGTATTAAATGATGCTATTTATATGTATGGTAAAAACAATTCAGGAATGTATTTAGAAGATGGTTTATCTTCGTTTGGTCATAATCCGGGAGGAGATTTTCGAGGTGTTCGTGCTAATGCAACTGAAGGAGTTTGGTTTACAAATGAATCAGGAAATAAATTAGGTCTTGAGCCTGTTGATAATGAATTATTTGTAGAGGGTATGATTCAAACAACGGATGTTCCTTCTAACATATTAACCCCAAATTCTTGGATAAAAGTTTATAATTGGGATGACTCTACAACTTATTTCTTACCTGTTTACCTATAAAAATAAAAAAATATGATAACTTACAAATGGACAATTTCGGCTTTTGATTGCAAAGCTATTTTAGAAGATTTAACAGACGTTGTTTATAACGTACATTGGAGATATGAAGCTACAAAAAAAGATATTGTAGTTTCTAATTATGGAGTTTTAATTCTTGAAAATCCAAACAAAGATAATTTTATTGCTTTAAACGATTTAAAAGAAACTGATGTTATTGCTTGGTGTGAATCAAAATTAGACGTTAACGAATTAAATACAAATTTGGAAAGTCAAATTAATTTAATTGAAAATCCAATTGAAAAAACAATTAACGAACCTTTTAAAATTAAAAAATAATGGAAAATTTACAAATAATTGAACAGGCTATAAATTTAGCAGTTACAAAAGGTGCTTATAACTTACAAGAAATAGATGCTATTTTAAAGGCTTTAAAAGAATTAATTAAAGATAAAGAATTAACTAAAAATGAAGACGTATCTTAATTATTTTTTTAGCGGTTTAATATTATTCTTTGCACCGATTCAGGGTTTATTAATTGCAGTTGCTTTTGGTATTTTTCTTGATACTTTTACAGGTATTTTTAAAAGTGTTAAATTAACAGGTTGGCGTTCTATTCGTTCAAAAACATTATCTAATATTATAAGCAAAATGCTATTGTATCAAATTACTATTTTGTTATTATATGTTATTGATAATTTTTTATTAAACGAATTTATTTTACAACATTTCACTATAAAATTTATGTTTACTAAATTAGTTGCAATACTTTTAATTTTCATTGAACTTGTAAGCATTAAAGAAAATATAGAATCAGCTTTAAAAGTTGATATTTGGAAAATGCTAAAGAATTTATTAAACAGAGCAAAAGAAGTTAAGGCAGATATTAACGAAATTAATTAAAATGCGAGATATTAAATATATTGTAATTCATTGCACAGCTACACAACCAAACACAAAAAAAGAAGCTATTTTAAGTTATTGGAAAAATACTTTAAAATGGAAAACAGTAGGCTACCATAGATTGATTGATGCAAACGGAGTTATTCACGAACTTGCA